GCTCAGTCCAACCTGCATGGGAAGCTAGTGTATTACCAGCGGCGTAAGTTGTGCCAGAACCAGGGCCTTGAACTAAACCCAAGTACCAAGCGGCTGTGTAACCAGAGCCCTTAAAATACTTACTGTTCATGTCTTGCAAGCCTTCGTTCACAACCAAGTTGTGGAATGTATCAGACCACTTCTCAACGCCGTCAGCGCCTACGCAAGTAACGGTAAATACGCCGCCAGCACCCACGCGCTCAGCGGCTCCTTTGTTTGCAGTCAAGCTTGCTGACACTTGGTCTTGGGCTTTTGATGTTTCTGTACTCATGATAAGTCCTTAAGATATGCGCACGATGGCGCTGTTCGCAGTGGCAGTTGGGAAAATGATTTGGAAGGTGTCATCCGTGACTGTTTTTGAAGTATTAAACAGCAACACTGCCACAGATTTGTTTCCCTCAGTGCTATTGTAGATGAGAGCCCCCGCTGCCGTAAAGGTGGCATTTGTCCAACTTACGTTGTTAAATGAAATAAATGCAGTAGGAACTGCATTTGAATTTGTTCCTGTTGTGGGGGAAGGATTAATTGTCAGTGTAATACCGCCTGCTGTGTACCCCGTACCAGAGCTAGATACTTCATTCGTTGCAGAATAGCCCGTTGTGGCCGACCCAAGCGTTGCAGAAGAGGTATACAACGCAATCTTAAAAGTATCAGGCGAAGTTGGACCAAAGTTGTGTATTTGCTGCAACAACTCAAGCTTAAAACTGGTGGTCGCTGTTTGAAAAATAGCCATTTTAGGTAATCCGAATAAGCGCTGTTTCAGGGTCGTCCGTGGGCAGTTGAATCGTAAAAGATTGCCCATTCATGGTCTGATCAATACCAAAGTTCAATACGCCCACCGATTTATTGGCCTTGGTGGAGTTATAAATCAATGCACCACGTGTAGCAAAAGTAGACCCCGGCCAAACAGGATTGTCAAAACTGACATAGCCTATGCCCATGCCCAAATTCACGGTAACATTTAAAAGAATTTGACCCGGCGCGGTGTACCCTGTTCCCGATACTTCCCCCACAGTGGTGTAAACCGTTGTTGTAGGGCCAAGCACTGCTGAAGAAGTGTAGAGCGCAATCTTGAGAACATCCGTATCAAAATCATGCACTCCAAGAAGCAATTGCTCCTTGAAACTGTCTGTAAGTCCTGCTGTAATCATGCGTTATCTCACAGGTAGTTTGACTTGACCATCGCGATAAGCATCGCCACGCTGCTTGCCATCGCCCAAATTCTTCAACAGGCCCAGCGCTTCTTGGTATTTGCCGTTATATAGCGCCAGCATGTCCTGCTCACCTTTCATGTAGGTGTACGCCTCTACCAAGCAGCCATAGAGCAGTGCCGTGTCAAAATTATCGCCTAGCCATGATGTTCCTTGGTCCACAATGGATGGAGGATAGTAGTAATAGTGCAATTCTGCAGAGTAACTGGCGTCAGGCGTAGGACCTACCATAAACGACAACTCGTTCACATCGTTTGAACGAGGACCAAAGATGGAATAGTATTTAGGACGTGCTGTGTATTGCGCGTAAGGATAAACTTCACGAATAAAGTTCACATCCTTGTTCAACAGATACGTGTATTCGCCTTGGAAGATAACAGGGCCATTGACTGTTCCCGTGTTTACTCCAGACAACGTAATTGTTGTGCCAACAATTGTTACTACAGTCGCACCTGTTGCAGTATTTGTGCCACTTACGTATTGGCCTACCTCAATACCGGAAGCTGAAGCAACCACAATAGTACTTGCGCCCGTTACGCCTGTAGCAGTTGTGCTGTTGTAGGCAAAAATAGCCAAGGAATAAGCGGACAAAAAGTCATCTGGGCAAGACAGGTATTTATTGTTGGCCGTTAGGACACCCGTCACGTTTTTGCGCAAGTTGGCAATTTGAACGGTGTTGTAAATGCGCTGCTCCGCCTGCTTTGTAAAAGTAGCAAGATCAGTTGCACTGAAACTCGTGTTCTCAGTGTAGGCTTCAATAGCAGCAACAAGTTCCGTGTATGTCATGAGATGCTCGTCGTAACTGGGGATAGCACTGCAGCCGCCCACAAGGGCTTTGCATACGGCATCGGCATCATTCCGATACTAGCAAACGAAGTATCAGCCGTGAACCCGACGTAGACGGTAACCCCAAGTCTACTCTCTGGGCGAGGCTGATGCAAGGCCTGTGGCTCATTTATCGTGCGTTTAGGCTCCAACTGTGGGTGCTTGGGCTCATAGCACTCAGGACAGACTTTAAAGCCTGTCCATTCCTTGATAAGCGTATTGAGTTTGTACCGTTGGCCACACCTGTCGCACAGCGCAATTGCAAATTTGCCTGATACATAGGCCATGGTTTACCTCTGCGTGTACGTAGGTACCACAAAGAAGCCTGAACGCTCACGGTCCTCGGAAGCTGCACGTGCAAACTCTTCTTCGTACATTTGCTTGAGCAGCATGACGCGATCCGGCGCTTTCTTGACCGACAAATAGTACGCCAAAGCGGCTACCAAGCAAGGCAAGAAACGGAAAGAGATGTCAGCAGTATTAGTAAAACCGCCCGCATTGTCCATGCGGCGAATAGCATAGTAAACAAAGGTCCAAGTCTGCGTCGCATCAGGAGATGGGTACAGAAACACCTTAGCCGGCACTGTGCGCTGAATGTAGTACTGCGCAGGGCGGGACTGGGTCAACTTGTTAGGCACATGGAGCCACTCTGCGCGGCCTATACGGTCAATTGTGATGTCCTGCTGGGTAGACTGGCCTGCATTGGTCCGAATCACGGCTGAGAGGCCGTCAATCGTGTCTGCGGGTAGGTCATACTCATACACCCCGGGCGTCAGCACCTGCTGGCGCTGCTCAATGGTCCAAAGGTTTAATCCTCTGTTCGCCCACTCTGCAAAAATTAAGTTGACGGAACGCAACGCCGTCTTCATGTCGTAACCGTCGCGCACCTCAATACCGCAGCGCTCATACGCCTCAGCTATGAGGTCGTCAAACTGCAGATCAAAATCGGATACGCCGGAAACAGCCATATCAGTAGATCATTGCTGTGCGGGCACGGGCTGCACCAACACCACGGACGGCAACTTTATCGCCTTCCAATTTCTTGACGTTTTGGTTCAGGGTTTTACCCTGTGACTGGCCCATACCAGCAACCATTCCGCCACTGGCAAAACCTTTTTTAGCAATGCCTTCGCCTTTTTTTGCGAGTCCGCCGTCTTTATGTTTCATTTTGCTATCCTTTTGAACTTGTTGCCATTAAACGATCTAACTTCTCATCCAGCCTGTCTAGCCTATCCAAAACACGGTTGATGTCTGCATGGACTTCGGCTTTGGTCACATATTCCTTGGCAATTTCTTCGCGGGTGCGATTGAGCAGGATTTGAAGACGATTAATCTCAGATGCCTTGTCACGCAATACCCAACCCACGAATCCTATACCTGCCGTTAGGATCATGTTCCAAACAACGCCTTCCATTTAGCACTTCCACTTCTTCAAGCTTTTGTTAATTCTGCTATCTGGATCTTTGGCGGTCTTCTCGCTTGTCAACTTCTTTTTCATGCCTTCCATTCGGGCACAGAAGCTATCTTTGCGAGAACCTCCCTCTGGCTGCGGGGCCTTTAATCCGGGTTTACCCGGATTAGCCTTGTTGTAAGAAGCACGGCCTTTGGCGTTTAACCCGCCACTAGGACTTTTGCCCTCTTTCCGCTGCCAAGCAGGAGACTTAGCCATGATTAATACATCTTGCAGGGCTTGTTACGAGCCAAACCTACACCACGGGGCGTAGTGGAACCAGAAGGAGCCACTGTCTTACGTGCTGTTTGCTTGGGGCCGCCTTTAGCCATATCTTGCTTCTGTGCACCGGGCTGAACTTCGCCTTGGTACTGATCGTCTGCCATTTTTGCTGCTCGTCCCATTTTGGACTCCTTATCCGTAGAAGAATGTGACCGAAGTAGGTCCACTGATTGTTAAATAGGGATCATCTAAAAAGACAATACCATCTCCGGGAATTAAAACAGAGGTAGATCCGTTTCCTGCCGTACTAGCAGGAGCAGCTATACGAAGTCGCTCTACACCGCCAGAACCACCATCTGTAAAAGAGATGTATCCAGCAGATCCCGCAACAAAGTAGACTGCTTTGATACGCGCGCGAGGCTGACCGATGCCGGTGGCAGCAGTCGTGGCCATCGTCTTCGCTTTTACGTCATATTGAAAACCCATAATTAATCTCCTTGTAAACGGGGGCCGAGGCCCCCTAGATCAATTAAGCAGTACGGGTAAACACGTAGGCTGTTGCGCTTGAGAACATGATAGTGAAGCGCGCAAGGCCGGTTGCACCAGAAGCAATGGTCAAATCACCAAAACTACCTGCAGTATCAGTAGCAGCGCTAGACAAAATACCGTTGGTAGCAACAGCAATGGTCACAGTAGATGCACCAGCGGTGTTATCCACATACAACTCTAAAACAGTACCACGTGTTGCACTAATAGCAGCACCAAGTAACGTGCCTGTTGGCAATGTGATGGTTGTAGGAGAAGCTGAAGTAGAAGTGATGTAACCAGTTGCAACTTGTGCTGCAGTGGCTGTAGCCGTAGCGTTAATCGCAGCGGTTGTGGGATGGTTTTGATCGGTGAAAACCAGATTTGTGGTAGTCAGGTTAGTTACGCTGGTGGTAGCACCAAATGTAGCGTCAACGGTGACTGCGCCAGTGGTGGCACTGATAGAAATGTCTTGAAAACCATTTACGGAACGAACTGGTCCATTAAACGTGGTATTTGCCATGATTTTTCCTTACATACAAGTTAGGCGCATTAGTCTGTATGTCGTCTAGCCGGGACTAGTCTAATGCACCGGATAACCCCGGAGTGATTGCAATATACACCAAATAAAAAGGGAGCACAAGGCTCCCTTTTCAAATATTTCCGAAGAAATATTAAGCGCCGGGCGAACCGTAAGCGCCACGTGGGTCAGACCAGCCGAAGCTGTAACGCTCACGAGCCTTGTAACGAACGTTACCTGTGTCAAAGTCGCCTTCAAAGGCTGTCTTGATGGGTGAACGCTGGAACATTTTCAAGCCGTTAGGTGCATCAGTGATGATGAACCAAGCGTTGACGTCTGTCAAATAGTGGTTGACAGCGTAACCCTCTGGGAGCATGCCCATAGACTTGATCGCGTTGACATCATTGTCAGCAGTGCCAGTGCGCAAAGTGCTCTTCATCAGGCGCTCTGCAGTGAACTGCAGTTCCTTAGGAACAATCATCTTGCGACCAGTCAAAGCGACCTTCAAACCACGCTCGTCGATGAACGCGGCGATGTCGATCAAAGCCTGCTCCAACGATGTCTCGTTCAGATCTGCTGCCACTGCGGGAGTGTTAGAGTAGTTCTGAGCCAAGGCAGTTGGGTGATCGGTTGCGAACAATGCAACGCCGTCGCCGCCGGCATAGTTGCCTGCAGTGAAACCGTTGTTCAACACAGAAGCAGCTTTTACTTGCTTTGTGAAGCTCATTGAACGAGCCATAGCTTTGGTGTAACGACCTGACAAGCGGTCATACAAGTTATCTTCCACAGCTTCCTCTGTCAACGCGAAAGCCATAGCAATGGTCTCGTGTGTGTAGCGGGCTGTGAAGGATTCCAGTGCTGTGTCGTACTGAACGCCGGCACCCTCAGTTTTCACTGGAGCAGAACCGAAGCCAGTCAACATGACCTCTTCTTCAAATGCACGATCAGATGTCTCAATAGAGAAAATCTCTTCGTGCTCGTTTTCGTAGCGCTTGTACTCTAAACCGAACAGTGCGTTCAGGCCGGGCTCAAGTTCTTTTACTAGTTGGGAACGTGTAATAGCCATGATTATGCTCCGTCAGCAGCAACGCCTGTACTACCGTACTGGTGTTGATTAAGTTTAACAACAACAACCGCGTACTGGCCTAATTCGTTGTTAGCTTGTTCGCTCAAGCCGACAATTTTCATAGTCAATGCAGCAGTCTTCGCGGGAGTACCCAACGTACCGTTAGAAACACCAGTCGTTGTGCTACCAGTTGTGGAAGCAGTGGGATCAGCGTTCTTACCGATATCGGCTTGAGTAATAGTACCAGCAGCTTGGATCAAGAAAAGCTGGTTGGGATCATCCAACACTTCACAAGCAATAATGCCTTGTGTGATGTTGACACTACCGGGGTAGAAGTTTTTCCATGTGGGCTTGCCCGCACGGGTCGGATCATAGTACTGGCAACCGTTGAAGACGCCTGTGGGGGCGGCATGTGTGGATGCGTCATACTTAATGATGTAACCGTCGTATACGACGACCAAGTCGCCTTGGTAAATTGCTCCGGCTTGATTATCCTCAATCTGATAGCCGTACTGCTTCTGGGCACCAGTAGCAGACAAGTTACCAACGGGACGCAAACCAAAAGGCTTATTGATATTTGCCATTTGTAGCTCCTACAAAAATTAAAAAATCAACTTTTTAGGGTTGACGGAATGAAGTGCGCGAGCTCCTCTCGGGGCTCTGAATCCGCATTGTAGAGTGTGCGTTTTCTCGCATCATCTCGTTGTCAACAGCGTGTAACTGTTCCTGAGCCTTACGACGGTAATACTCGTTGCGCTCTGCAATGGTTTCGTCAGGAACTCTTGCAAGCAAAAGTCCACCAACAGAAACTACTCCAGCATGCTTACCGTCATCAACGGTAGGCATCATGCCTTGGTATTCTTCGGGCAGTTCTTCAAGACGGACTAGTTCATAGCCCTCACGAAGACGGCTATAGACGTTTGCTTTGTCTATTTGCCCGTTTACTTCAGCACGGATCCAACGATGCTTAAACCCTTCAGGGGCAGGAGGCGCGTCAAGACGTGAGGGAGGGGTCCAAGGACGGCGACGTTTTTCCGTATCGCGTGTTGCGCGAGGGGCTTTGTCGATAGTAACTTTAGTCATTGTTTCACTCCTTAACATACTTGGCATACTCTTCAAGAGGAACGCCCAGTTTTTTTGCTATAGCAACCTGACTCGGCGAAAGCCGGACAGTACGGCGCGCACTATTAATTCCCGAACTACGGGTGGCAGGGGCAACAGCAGGCGCGGAACGCTGTTGTCTGGATTGGTCTTTAAACTTGTCTGGAAAAGTATTCCTAACTCGTTTGTCAAGTTCAGTATAGTACTCCTCGGAGTTAGGGTCAACACCTTCTTGTTCAACAAGTGTTTGGTGTATGCCCCAAGCAGCATAAGTCATCACGCGGTCTTGGCCAAACCAAGAGTTTTGTTCCGCCCAATCTTCTGCACGAGGGTTAGGTTGAGGGCGTTGCTGTACAGGAGCCTGCGCGGGTTGCGCTTGCTGGTAGCTTTGCTGCTGAACGGCTTCTTGCTGTGTCTGCAACCAACCTGCTACCTGACGCTGCTCACCCACCAATGCTGACAAGCGCTCTTGCGCTTCCAACTCAGTGTTGATGTCGTTCTCTTCACGCGCTTTGGCGATGATTTGACGCAACTGGGTTTGTTGGGTATCCAAACGAGTTTTTGCTTCGTTCAGGCGGCTGTAATCCGTCTGTACAAGCTTTTGCTGGAGAGACTGGGTTTGGTTCTGCAGTCCTTTGGCGTACTCAAGGGCTGCCTGCTCACGGCGCTCAGCCTCGCGCATGCGCGCAGTGAGTTTTGAGATGCGTTTTTGCACGCCTTCGCTGATCTCATCCAACTCATTCTTAGGAGCGGCCTCCTGTTCAGGTTTTTGGAAGATCTTAGCTTCTGGCTCAGGTGCCGCAGGACTTTCGTCGCCCTCAGGTCTATCAAAGCTCACATCTGTGGCTTTTTCATCGTCCCCAAGGTCAAACTCTAGTTGAGAATCATTCAGTACTTGTGTCATATGCTTCCTTACATGTGCAGAATGTCATCTGGATCGCTGATGCGAGCCAAGATTTCGTCGTCATTGAGAATACGGATTTCTCCACCACTGATGCCCATTCTTGCGCCCGCGTAACGGCCAAAAATGATCCAATCGCCTTCTTTGCACCAAGGACCGTCCGGAAACTTGTCGGTGTCTTTGTAAGCGAGTGGGCCAACGGCCAAAACATATGCGCAAGTGGTAGTGAGTTGCTGTCGTTCCAAGGTTTCTTCGGCAAGTTCAATACCGCCCTTGGTTTTCTTAGCGCCTCTGTAGGGCAACACCACAACCCGCCAGCCAGTAGGCTGTGGTAGGTGATCCTTGATGTTTTCGATGCGCTGCTCTTCTTCTGCCGCTTCAATCTTGGCAGCCTCAGCAGCAGAAGCTTCAGCGGCGGCTTTTTCAACCGCTTCCTCCGCCCATCGTTTCTCTAATGCAGTCATTTCCATCTGGTTGGTCCTTTATTGATCAGAGTTCTTGTTCAAGGCATCCTGTATGGCTTCCTGAACAAACGCATAACCCTCTAACCGGCCCATCAAATGTTTGTACTGCTCCATCGACTTGACATTGCCGCTGCTAACGAAGTCTTTAGTTTCGTTTTCAAGCCTGCGAATGGCAAATATGACTTTCTCTGCAAATTCAAGCATGGATAACTCCAATGAAGCAGACAGATAGACCCCTGTCCGAAGGTTACGTGTGCATTATGCACACTTTTACGCTATTTTTACCTTCTTAAATGCATCTTTTCGGTAAACATACGTTACTTTTGGATCATTTTGTGGCGTTTTTACACGTTTTGGCGCTCCGGACATCTCCTTGGGCGCTTTTTTAGGACTTTTTGCTGCTTTGGTTTGCATTTTTTGCTCCTTGTTGGGCATTTCGTATGGCATCTTGTGAATTCTTCTGTGCAGCAGCCTGTTGTTGCAGTGCCAAACGCGCAGAATCAAACTGAACATCGGCCTGTTCCTTCTGTTGATCCAATCCAAGGCGCTGTTGATCTATCTGCAGCTTGGCTTGATCGCGCTGAGCGCTTTGAGCAAGCTCTTTTTCCTTCAACTTGACCAAAGGATCGTCCTGTGGGCCCATCATTTGGGTCTGCAGACCCTTGACTTCTTGATAACCCTGTGCAACCTTCATCGCAACCATCGCTTCGCGTTGCAAAGCAGACACCAAACCTTCAGGATCAGTGCCATATTGACGGAACAACTCAGCTTCCACCTCTTCTTCGGCCTTCAAACGAATGTGATCGAAGATGTGCTTCTGCATAGTGACTGCCACGTTAGGCATACTTTGCATCATGGGGCTTAAACCAAACAAAATGTGCGTCATGATGTGCGCATCGTGCTGCTGGCCGGCAAAAGCCTTCAGTGGTGAGCCATCCAGCGCCTGTGCGTTCTCGCTTGCAGGATCCTTTGGCTTATCCACCTGCTGTGTGTTCAAAATGGTGTCAATATCACGCACACCAATAGCTTCATACATGCGGCGATAGGCCTCATACATGTTGTGCATCTGCGGTGCGCTCTGAGCCAGTTGCAACTGTGTCTGCGCCATCGTAATACGCTGTGCAACAGAAAAGATGTTGGGGTCAGAGACAGGCAGCACGTCGATGCGGTCATCAAAGTCACGTGCTTTGATCTTGCGGCTCTCACCGGGCACATCGTATGGGTACTCAGTAGGCAAATACTCTGCAAAACCCTTTGCCAACAACTGAAACTCCATGCGCTGGCTGTAATGCAAGCGCTTATGGATAGAAGACATCACTGCGCTGCCTTTTTCAAGCAATGCAATCGTCGTTCCCACTGCAGCATTCTGGTTGCTGTCACCCACTTGCATGTCGGTGATGCTTGCCAAACGGCGACCAGCATCTACGCAGAAACCAAGCAATGCAAATAGCGTCTGGCTTGGCTCTTTGTATGGCAATGGCAACAAGGATGCAGACAACTCTGCACCACCTGCGTCCATATCTCTGAACTCACCGGGTGACAAAGGTGTATCGTCGTTTGCAATGCGCGCACCCTTGGCTTTAAAGCCGGCAGGCAGGTTAGCCAGCGTTCCAGCGTCCACCAATTGCTGCAGTGCAGAAGTAGCTGTCTTAGTAAGGCCACCAACCAAGTGCAAGAAGCCCAAACCATAAGCACCGGGGCCCTGCACAAGCAAATAATGCACGTAGTACTGCTTACGGGCAAACAAAGGATCGCCCTCTTTCCAGTTACGACGCACACCCACCACAGATTGAGAGATCTCATCAATCGTGACGATGTATGGCAGCTTAATGCCGGTCTCTTCGCCGTCTTCATCCTTGTGCTCAAAGCCCCTGATGTCCAAATCAACCAAGAACTCCAGCAAACAGATCTCTTCTTCCACACCAGTAGGATCAACGCCCGTTGTGCGGTCTGTTTCTTTCTTAATAATGCTCTGGCCAGTCTCCGCCGCAGTTGTCATCTGCGCTGTATCCAAATACTGACCACGGATCACTGCTTTGCGGTAATCGTTGGTGGACATTGGAACGCGGTGCGTGATCCGCTGGCACTCGCTCATCACCGATGAGCCGGTGTACGGGATATAAAGGTTATCAGGCAGCACCAAAGCGCTTACCATGCGGCCTTTGGTCTCGTCGTAATAGACTTTCTTGAAGGCCGACCCACCAAAACCCACATAGAACAGCAACTGATCAAAGTCAGGTGTGTACTCTTCCATCACCGTGGTGATCTGGTAGTTCATGAAGTCACGCACGCGGTCCGCTTGCATCAACTTCTCACGTGTTTCCTTGCCCAACACTTGCGTACGCACAGGACCACCAGCAGGCATCAATTCTTTCAGTGCCTGTGACTGGAATTGAACAATACTCTCTGTCAAAAGTGGGTGTTGCACGCCGCACGCCCCCTTGAACGGCTTGGTGCGCTCTTCAAACGTGAAGCCCAGCATCTTCATGCCCTTGCTGTACTGCTCTTCCCACTCTTTGCGTGAAGATTTGTCAGCATCAAACAGCGACATCAAGTCAGAAGAGATAAGCTGCAAGACATCAGGCTCAATGACCTCGGCTAGGTTGCTGTCATAGGCAACATCATCGTCTTCTGCACCAATATTCACGACCACCGCACCGGTTTCTGCGTCAAACTCAATGTCAATATCCGAAGGTAGCTCGTCTTCCATCTCAATGGCGACATCGCCCTCAGGCAAGTCGTCGATTGTCATGTTCTTTTCAATTGGCATGTTGTGTCCTTACAGATATCTGCGGTTATCGTCAGTGTTGCGCTCAACCATTCCACCTTTGTTGAATGGAATGCCTTTTTCCAAGGTCTTAGTTGCAGTCTCTGGTGACCACACTACGCCCCAGACTGTTGGTTCAGTTCCACCGGGATTTGGCAGTGTAATAGGTTTAATCTCAAATCCGGCTTTTTCTCCGCCTAAATCTTTGACGGCTTGTTTTAAGTTTGGCAAAAGTTTTTCGTACAGTTTTGATTTATCTGACTCTTTGCCGGGGAATGTAACAAAGTCTTGGCCTGCACGCATTGTGGACTGAATTGCGTTTTTGATCAACAACTGCATCCGCACTGTAGGATTCGTTTCAAAATTAGCAAAAGGCTGCTCCAAAGAATACTTGCCCGGTGCTGTCAATGAAATTCGTCTTTCCAATGCATCAACCCGTTTATCCAGCTTTGCTTTTTCTATCTTCTGGGTAGGATCAAGTTCATCAACCTCTGCAAGCTTGCTTTTCAACGTCGCTAATTCTGCTTGATCTTTTTCTAACGAACCACCTTTAGGACCTAAGTCCTTCATGTCTCTAGAAAGGTCTGACTGCAATTCATGCACGTGACGACCCTTTAACTGCTGGCCATTCATGTCAACAGCATGTTCTGTAAACCGAGAAAAACCAACTGGCATATTTTCACCAGCAGTAACATTGCGATGCCTGCCCGCATAACCTGTATATGGCTGCAGTGCCTCTTCTAGCTTGCTGTTGTCATCTTTTAATTTTGATCTAATTCTATCTAAGCCAGCTTGAATCCCTTTTTCAATAGGGTCAGTGTTTTCTTTCCATTGCGTTTTTAGCACGTCATCACTTGAAGCCATTAAAGCAACACTGTCTTTTCTGGGCTTAAGCAATCCATTCTCTTGCATTACTGGGGCGTCAAGTAGCCCATTTCTTTGCATAAACGCAGTGACATCTATCGGGTCACCACCAAGAGCTACTAATTTATCGGACCCTTTTTGCATCAACTCCTGTACCAGTTTTGGCTCTTCCGTTATTCTTAAATTATTTTGCGCTATTTGTCTTGCAAAACCAGAAGGCATTCCTTCTGTTGCAAGCGCTACTCGACGATCAAGTTCCCCAAAATAATCAAAGCCTTCTTTTCTGTATGAAATTGGGAAAAGAAGCAAGTTTCGGATATCACTTACCTCGTCTTGCATTTTGCTAAACTTTGTAATTGCAGGGAGAGCGTTTTCAAAGCGTTGCTTCATCACGCCCAACTCCGGTATCGTTGCGGCAAGTGGGCTGTTTTCTATAACCGCATTTAAATTTTTAATTTTTTCAGGATTAGCTGTGCCATAAAGAACATCGCTTATTCCTTTTTTAAGCCCTGCAACCTCATCCATACTGGCCAGCATTTCAGGCGTTTCTTTTAAATACAGATTCATTGACCCTGTTATCTTTTTGTCTGGGTAAAAAACGTTATCTGAAGCGTCATACATAGAACCTGTTGTAGGTATCTCCGCCGCGCGATAACGGCTTGGCGAGTACGTATTTGCCAACGCTTGTTGCAACAGGGCTGGCGTTACTTTATCTTTTGGCCCCAATCCAGCCAACGCCTCTTCAAGGCGCGCAACATCCTGCTCACGGAACTTGCCCTTGACCTGATTAATCAACTGCTCCTTCTGCGCAGGACCCTTCATGCCCGCAGCAAACTCATCCAAGCGTCCAACAAAAGGGAACTCCGCACTTACAGGAGGTGCAACAAAAGGTGGAGGTGGCGGCAACTGCGTTGCAGGCTGTGTAATTGCAACCGTGGTGGGCGGTGGCTGTACTATCTCTGGCGCAGGGCCTTGACGCCTGATTGCAAAAGGACGAGCCCGTGCGGTTTCTTCAAACAAACGTAACTGTTCTTGCGCATTTGCGGGTAATCTGGCAATGTTTTGTTCTGCTTGAAGTAACGCGGGCCTTGGAGCAAGAGATTGTGGCAGTCTTCCCGCCGCTACGTCCGCTGCAATCTGTTGTTGATTGACGCCTTCAATGTTATCAAACACCGCATTAATAGCGAGTTGTTCGGCGGCCTGTTGTTCAGGCGTTAATGGTGTCACTTCAAATCTTTGACCCGTCATCAAGTCGGTCATTCCGGGTTTCTCGGCTCTGCCTGCCTTGAAACCAGCCAACGCATCCTTTGCTGCGACCTTCAAAGCCTGTGCACCTTCAATAATCTTGCCGGGAGCCATCATCCCCGCACCAAACTCACCTAAATAGTGGAAACCTTTGAGTGTTGGGTCCTCGGTCATTGGCTTGCGGATACCGGCTTCCGTCGCTTTTTCCTTCAGATACTCGCTACCCAGCATTGGCTTCTGGTTGCTGTAGCCAAAAGGACGCATTGCCATGGTTGTCAAATCAACAGGCAAACCAGCAAGATCGTAGGGCACGTCATTGATACCCGCCACAATTGCTGGATAGGCTGTGCCCGTGTTCAAAGCATTGGAAATATTGCCTGCCTTGCGACCAATACCCGATTTCTGCGCAATAAACGCTGCGTTGCTTGCCGCTTCCCGCTCTGCTGCTTCTTG